ATTAAGAGTGCCGTGAACGAAGTGAACACCACATATCAGCGATAGGGATTGAAGCGGCATCCTTTTGTAGCGGGGCAAATGCAGGTTATGTCGAATCTGGCCTGAGGCTCTGGAAAGAATACTATTGACATTAGCGAAGCGTGTCAATTGTATTGCGCCAGGTAGAGACTTAACCTGCATTTATGTGCGGTTGGACAAAAGATATAGCGGAAAGCCCGGGCCAGCGCTCTTTAGCTGGTATCGCCCAAATAATTATGATTGCTTTTGCTTTGCTAATAATAGATACTTTCTTCTGCAAATCAGATACTTAAACGCATCACTCATATTTGTACTCTCATGTGGTAAGCGCTTGAGTGGTAGCTTCTCACTCTTCTTTTCCTTTTTAATCTTACCCTTATCCTTAATCAATGGAGCTAACTCCAGGCTACTCTTTAATCGAGGGCATTCGTGCCTGTCAATCAATAGCTTTGGCAACTTACTATTCTTCTCACCCATCATCTGATTCATAATGTCGAACTCCTCTTCATGGGTAATATTACCCTGTCCCACAGATCTTAGTATAACCTTCCATCCTGTACGTCTGCCGTTCTCATGCTTCTCTATAGCGTTCTTTAGCTGGTTGGCGAAATCCTTCTTTGATTTATTATAGGCATTGGCAGCTCTATCGAAATACAGCTCGAGAACTTTAAACTTATGGGGCTCAAAGAACTTAACGAATTTAGCACCCAGCTCTGTTATCCACTCCGGACTAAGCACATACATATCCTTCAGGATACGGTATTCATGGCCCTGTTCTTGTCCTATAACCAGGCTCATCATATTGCCGGCATCGAAACCGGCTTCCAGTGTTTTGGTAGGATGTATGTAGCGCAGGCCCTCGCTTGTCTGGCTTATATTGTCCTTTAGCCCAAATCGGTCGTAATAATCGTAATTATACCCATCATTATAAAAATGCTTATCAGTCAGCTCTCCATAGAACCGGGCACCAATGCTCAATGATGCGACAAGCGAAAGCACTGATGTTTTGAATTCCTCATACTCCAGTGTCTGGAATTGATTGACCAGGTAATCAAATGTGAGGATATCAATGTTTACCAGGGTACTCACGATCATGAAAAAAGTGCTGTTTTTGCGAAGCCTGGCAAGTCGCTCATTCCATCGTTCGATTAGCCTGGTTTGATTTTCGATGATGCGATCGGGCATTTTATCGCGTTTCATGCAAAAAAGCTCCCATTCCATCTTATTAACCTCGAGCGCGGTATAGAAAATTCCCACAATCTGCTTGACGTCCATGTTATCCTTCATGCGGAGGATCCAGACGTCTTCGCCGTCGTTTGGGTTTGGCATGTCTGTCAAATAGGTATTTCCCATAAAATATGGGCTATGCTGGTAGAGAACCGGATCTCCCCTCAGAGTCGGGAAAGCCTTTTTTAATTTACTTTCCTGCTGAAACTTTGATTCATCTCCAAAATTATGAGCTGTGGAGATCCCGGCTGTTTTGCTCGGCCGGTCGAGGCTTTTTATAACGAAACGGCAGCCATTTCGTGTGTAAATGGTGTGTTTGTGGTCCTTTGACCGGTAGTGAGGTTTGCTGAATGTTTTTGGTGGCTCGGTGTCAGCTACCCAATGATAATCTTCCAGGAAGTTTTGGCGTTCCCATCCACGGAGCATGGTTGGGATGATATTGGCCTGAGCATTGATATAGGTATCGGCCGTAAAGGCGAATGTGGCCCGGGGCATGGTATCCATTACATCGATGCTCCGTTTGGCAATAATATCCTCGGTTTTGGCAGTTCCGCGGCCGCCAACGATGTATAGGTTCTTTGGCTTAATGATATCGATCATCATCGAAAGCCAGTTGCTGTACCGGAACTGAACTTCTTCAGGACCTGCTTTAATTTTCCTCCTGATCGTCGGCATCTCCTGGATTGCTTAAATATTCAATATCTCCCTCCGGAATGTCGAATACATTTCCCTCAGACTTCGAAGTCATTCCATCGCGATGGATCCTCTGACGTTCGCTTGCATCGATATCCGGAAGATTATCAATCCAGGCTGCAAGCTTATGCCGGTTAACTTTACCGGGTAATCCAACATCTTCGGGGTTGAGCGTGTAGAATACCGGCCGACGGTCAAGTAATTCCTCAGGAATTTCCGTTTTCTGCTCTTCTCCCATGCGCAATTTTGCAGCATCAGCCAGGCATCGCCGGGCACCTTCCCAATCGTCGGTTTCAATTGCCAATAATGCCAGATTGTCAAGTTTATCGGCATATATGTTTCCCCAGGCTTCACGCTTTACGGCATTGTCGGAATAGAAAAAATTCAAAGCCTCAGCAAATATCTTGCGGGCCATGAATTCAGTGTATCCATAAGCTTCCGACCTGAGAACCTTAAGGATAGCTGCTTTGCTCATGTACTTATCATACATGGATCTCACCAGCTCCAGGTGGCTGATGTACTCAACCAGCTCATCAGGCAGTTCACCCTGCCTTCCGTTCATGATGAACGACTGCAGTTGATCATATTTTACATTATCCAATGCCGAAGAGCTCATGCTTGAGATTATTAAGCCTGTTTTGTTTTTCTGACTTTTTGTAAATCTGGGTGGCAGTCAGGTTCCCATCTTTGGCGCTCTTCATTACTTCGGTATCGATATCAGCCTGAGCCATCAACTGACCACGTTCATAATGATATCTGAGGTCGCTTTCTTCGTCCTGGTATTCCCTGAGCACAGCTTCCTGATCAAACCCCAGGAATAATGCCACATGCTTCAGGGAGTAGTTAATCGCTCCCATCCGCTCTATATCGGCTTTTTGTTTGTCCGTGAGCTCCATATATTTCGTTTTTTCTGAATTCGTAAACTTTATCTGACCTGGTAAAAATGTATTGCTCATGCTGAGCGTTCTCGCCCCAGTTCCCGGATCCTTCAACCACAAATTTGTTATCTCCTGATCGGATGCAGGCTATTTTAGCATGATTCCATCCATATCTGATGGTAATGTTATCGTGGTTAGCTGTAACTGTTTTCAGATGCTCAAAAACCTTTGGCAACTGGTAAGGCAGTGCATCTGATATCAGTATGTTGATCTGAAGGATCATTTTATCATTCACCAGCTTCATCAGGGCATTGAGTATCCTTTTATTTATACTGTAGGTTGCCAGTGTCAATTCATCAATTATACCACATTCGGTAATGATCATAGGAATGAAAGTAAACCCTGTGAAGCTGCTGGTGGTCCAGATGAAGTATATTTCATCCTGATCAGGAAGCTTCTTTATAAGTTCCTTGAGGCTTACAACTTTGTGAGACTGGATACGGAGGTACCTATCAGCCATAAAGCCCGAAAGCCGGGACTGTTTTTCAACAGTACCGGCAATTTCGGCCATGTCAAAAAGTTGGCGGCGCATAAAACCTATTTTAGTCCCAACAGCCTTTTTACTTCCGCCAGTTCGCGCTGGTAAGCTTCAACCCTTTCAATCCGGTTGCTGGTTTCAGGATGCTCAGGCTCTTCATCGATCTTCTTTTTGTTCCTCGAGATATTATTCTCCAGGCTTTTCTGAAGTTTGGCCAGCTCATCGCCTTTGAGAGTTGCTATTTCTTTAAACCTTACCATCTGGGCAAAAACCGGATGCTTACCAAGCAATTCCTTTTTCTCCTTGTAATGGGTTAATTCATCCCATATTTCTCGGTTTTCGAGGTAGTTTTCAACCACATCGGCAGTGGCAGCGGCAAAATCTTCGGGAGTAGCTGCTGTGAACAGGCGCTCATGGTTGATCATGTAATTCTCGTATGCTGATATCATATCAGCAACCAGGATTTTCAGTGGCTCAGGGCAGTCCTTTTCGCGCAGGAACGGGAATTCATCCCTTAGCTTAATTGATTTACGGACATACTCCGGAAGCTCGGTGATGAATGTGGCAACTTCTTCCTGAGTTGGAGGACCAAGAACCACGATCGGAACTACCTTTTTTACCGGGATTTCGATAATTGCCCTAAATTCTTCGGGACTGATGTTACCGGTTAGTCTGAGCTGATCCAACAGAAGTTGATGGTTGTAGTCTGTATAACCCTGACGGTTAAGCACCATTTTAAACGACATGGATCCGCCAATTTCCATGTATAGCGCGAGACCGGCATCAAAGGATCTGTCAGTTAGCAGATAATTCAAAATTCTTTGTTTCATGACTGTGTTTTTTTTCGTGAGATGCATTTGCAGGTCTCAAAGATGCATCTGCATGAAGTATCTATAAAGGACAAAGCCCCGGAATGGCCCGGGGCTTTGCATAAATTATCCGTTGTTTTGGTCTATGACCTTGAAAGCTCAACGAATTTGTAGGAGCTGGCTCCATCCTTCACAGCCTGGAAAGTAATCTGGGCACCTGCGAGGGCGGTCCAGGTAGTTCCGTTGCGGAGAAGGAATGCCGTTGCAGTGGCTGCAATCGTGCTCGGATGAGCCCCGCCAGAACCCAACAGGGTAAAGGTGAGCTTATCAACTGCATTGGTAGCGCCAACGATGGCAGCTGCCGCACTGGTTCCGGTGGTTAACTGATACTGGCCTTCGCCCGCAGTCAGGTCAATGCTGGTAGCATCGGCAGCGACGGTAGCAGTTACAGTATCGAGGGTGATGGTTCCCTGGTAAATTGCAACATCAGGACCTTTCTGAGCGCTGGCAAGGGTGAAAACTGTTGAGTTTTTATCCTTATCGTCAGTATGGTCGAATTGCATCTGAAGCGGGGCACAGGTGCCACCGTACAGCATTTTGCGGCCATCGGAGCAACGCTCAACAATGGCACCAATGTTCCTGTTCATCCAGTTTGACCTGAACTCGAGGATTGCCTGGTTGTCTCCCGGGTGTTCGAAAACAAGAGATTGAATGATTCCCTTGTTATCAGGATCCCCTTCGGTTTTCGGGTTCGATTTGATTGTGTGCTGTGTAGCGTAAATCGTGATGTTGTATGCCCCTTCCTTGAAAATGATATTGTCTGTAATAACAATACCCTTTGAATCGCGTGCCGGGAATGTCAAAACATCGTCGAAATCAAACAGCGTGATCTTATCCTTTTTGTTGCCGCCAACGCCCTGGTTGTCTCCCGGTTTAGCGACATTTAATTTTACGTAGCCCATTTTTACTGTTTTTTTGAGGTTAAGAAATAGCAATCAGCAAGCCCGGCGAACCGGGATTGCTGAATGGAATGCTATCCGCGTGAGATTTCGTAGTATTTCGAGTTAACAGCAGATTTCTGCAGTTTGATGAAAGTACCGGCGCTCAGGGTCATTGCAGCAGTCAACACGAAGTTTCCGCTGTTGGCGATGGTGCTGGCATTGGTAGTTCCGGCCCCGTAAATGGTGTAAACCCTTCCGGTGATGGAATTGTCGAGCTGTGTGATGGCGGTTGCCGTGGTATTGGCATGTGTGATAAAAGTATCACCTGCTGCCACGTCAGGAGTGGTATCATCGGCATCGAACTGATGAGCTATGCTACTGGCTGTTTCACGTTTCAGTTCGATGAATTTTCCGTCAGCGCGTTTCTTCAACGTAAGCACATCACCTACTGCAGGATTCCATGCTGCTGTGAGCAAACTGAAGTTTCCTGAAGCTGCAATCGTGATGGCGTTGGTTGCGTTTCCGCATTTCAGGCGTACTTCCTGACCAACTGCACAGTCATCGATGTTTGTGATTGCTGTTGCAGCGGAATTTGCCACAGACACGAGGCTGGTATGAG